CTTTAATATGACCGCCTGTATCTTCTGCTATTGCGTAAAATGATTCGCCATTTTGTAAAGTAACTCTAACCTTTGTGTGTAAGGGTATTACAGATGGGTCTACTGCAATAATTTGATTACTAGGAGTTCCGCTAACGTTTATACCTGTTGCTGTAACACCTGTACATCCTGTGTTACAGAATGCTGTATAGCTAGTGGCTTCCATAGTAATAGTTCTGTTACTTTTGACACCACGACTCACAACTATAGTATTCTTACTTTGTACTTGCTTTGGCTGTAGCGATACTCTCTTTTGTAACTCTGCTTGTTCTTGTTCTATCTTTTTCTTTTCAACTATTAATTCATTCTTTTTTTTTTCTAATTCTAGCTTTGCTTTGGTATCTCTTAATTTCTTCTGTAGACTAGCAACATATTTTTTAGTCTTGTTGCTTTCATGTTTCTGCTTATTGATTTGAATGTTACGCTTCTCGATAACCAATTCTTTAGCTTTCAAATCAAATTCCCTTTGGTCAACAACAATCTCTAGGTTGGCTATCTCAGTTGACTTAAATTGAATGTCATCCTTTTGCTTAATCGCTACTTCTGATAAGTCGTTTTGATTATCGTGGGTCACTGCCCATCCACCTGCTGTAAATGCTAATCCTGCAATCAGCAAACCTATAATGTTATTTTTCATAACTATCACTCCTCGAATCGTTACTCTAAAGTGTTGTTGAAGGAATATAAATTGGTAGGCTGATAATTATCAACCTACCGAATCTATGTATTAAGCAATTGTCTTAACGTACTCTAATGCCTTAAGTAATGCGTCTACATCTTCTGATTTGCGGAAGTTAGCGTTACCTAGAATTTCTTTGAATCCTTTTGCGATTTCTTTCTTTGTGGTATCTGTAAGATTTTCAACGATAGCACCAATCTCTTCAATTAAATCTTCGTGATTGATTTTTTCTTTTTCAATCGCTTTCTCAGACTTAGCTTCTGCAATGACTTTTTGCTCTTTTTGAGCTACTTTTAATGCTTTCTCGTTACCGTTGTATAAGCCAAGAATAGCCTCTTTAAACGTTTCTACGAAAACTTTTACATCATTATCGATTACAGCAGGGAAGTTACGGAAACGAGTACCACATAGGATATTACCATCACTACGGAAACGTAGTTTACGTGTTTCAGTTGCATTACCATCGACACCTTTTTCAACTTGTAAATCACCATAGATAATCATATCTGCTTCTCTTTCAAGAATGTCAGATGTCTTTCCTAATACATTAAACATAGTGTAGTCGTATTCGAATCCATCTTTGTTAGTGATTTTTTTAGTCTTTTCATGTCCAATGATAAATACTCCAAATCCTGCTTTTTTCAATCGGTCAATCTGGTCATAGATTACATTTGCTGTCATTGTATAACCTTTACCCCAAGGGACATCAGAAATATCTGTGTATCTAGTTTTTGGCGAATCTTCACGATTAGCTTTCTTGATAGCATAAGTGATAGCATAGCGTTCTAGTGCTGTGATTGTATCGATAATAATGAATCGGAAAGGAATATCTGCTTTGTTTTCGATTAACTCATCAACAACTTCAATGAATCCTTTTTGTTCTTCATCTTCATCGTTCTCTGCATAATCGAATCCTGTAATTGGAATCGCATAAATATCAGCCATCGTCTTGTAACCAATCTCTGTTGCTAGTAACAATGTGCTATCTAAGTTACCGTAAAACTCTTTTGCTAAATCAATAGCGAATGTTGTTTTACCAAACTTAGATTTTGCAAGCATTGAGATAAAGTATCCTTCAAGTGAAGCTGTTGGTTTATTCGGTGATAGTTTCTTTAAAAATGACATTATTAATTTTTCCCCTTTTCTCCATTTAAAATGAAGTAAGGAGGCATTCTCACTCGTTTTTTTATTGCCCCTACGTTTTTGCGTTATGTATGTATGTTTATATAATTATCTGTTGCATATTAGAATGGTAAATCCTCATCGCCATCATCTGTATCATCAGCGAATGGATTAGACTCTTTCTTTTTCTTGCCACCTAGTTCAGATGCTAAATCTTTTTTGTCTTCGATTAATTCATCTACAACAAAATCTGTTTCTTTATACATTTTCTTATCCCAAGCATCGATACCCATAATTTGCATCTCGCTAATATATGTTCTAGACACATATTGCTGTGCATGTTTAGGTTTTTGTTTACCGCCTAGTAACGAAGCTAAGTCATCGTCATCCTCGTCTTCATCTTCTACTTCTGCTAAGACAACACGATTTAACGCATCACCGAATACATTTACTACATCACCGAATTTGATTTTCTTCAAGAATGCTGTAGCTAGTTTGACCATATCATCATTCTTGCCACCCATGCCATCTGAATAATTAATAACAAATTCTGTATCATGGAAGTTTTTGTAGTAGTCAATAATACGACCTGTAACGAATACTTTGTCTTCTTCTTTGACTGCTGTTGCACTTACGAATACCATTTCTTGCTCAAAGTAT